TGCGAACCGGGGCGCATTCGGGTTGTTAGACAAGTGCGCCTCCTAGATCGAGTTGATAGGCGAGCGCTTCGCCTACTCGGCGGCCGAACCGGTCGGGGGACATTTCTTCTTGACCGGTTACGTTCACGGTGAGTCCGCCGCCTGCGTAGGCGGGGCGTACACCTGCGGTTGTTGGAGTGTATGCTCCGCCGGTGATGGTGGCGGATTTGATGGGAATCGTGGGGGTTGCAGGTATAGCGAGTAGCTTCTGCATACCCTTTTGCACGGGGTTCGCCATCTCTTCTAAACCGTCTACGAAGCCTTCACCGGTGTATACACCGATTTGGCGGAATACGCGGGACGGTGAGTGAATGCCGAGCAGAGATTTCGCTTTGCCGATGGCGTCGTTCACGGGGCCTGCAACAGCGTTGATGAGGTTGCTTGCCATTTGTCCTACGCCGTCGATCATGCCCTGAATCAGGTTGCGGCCTGCGTTTACCATGTCTCCGACCCATGAACCAACTTTGTTGATGATGTCTGACCCCATCCGTCCGACAACGCCGAGAATTTCGGATGCTTTGCCAGTGATAGTTGAGACGATGGAATTCCAAATATTCGAGATGGTGTTCCATATCGAGTTCATGAAGCTGCTGATTGTGGAGACAATCGAATTCCAGATGCTCGAAATAGTCGAGAAAATCGAACTCATCACGCTCGATACTGTCGCAACAATCGAATTCCAGATGCTCGAAACTACGGACATGACCGTGTTCATTGCCGTAGTTACGGCGTTCACGATATTGTTCCATGCTTCGGATACGAACTGTACGATCGGTGCGAGGAACGCGGTTACAGCTTGGACTATCTGGTTCCAGATGTCGCTAATGGTCTGTACGATCGGTGCGAGGAACGCGGTTACAGATGCGACGATTTGGTTCCAGACGTCGGTGACTATCTGCACGAGACCATTCCAGGCATTCGTGAAGAATTCCACGACGGGGGTCATGAGAGCAACGATGCCTTCGTAGAGCAGAATTCCTATCGCGACGATTGCGATGAGGAAGTTTTGCCCTACATCTGTAAGGAACTGCACGAGACCATTCCAGGCATTTACGAACGCATCTACGATCGGCGTGAGGAAATTGGTTACACCTTCAACAATGCTGTTCCATATTTCGGTGACGAATTGTGAGACGGTGTTCCAGGCGTTCGTCCAGTTTGTCGTTAGCGCCTCCATGTAGGCGTTGAATAGATCAACGATGCCGTTCCAGAGGCCGGTGAAAAATTGAACGATGCCATCCCATACAGTTGTTGCGATGGATACGATGTTGTTCCAGACGTCCGTTAGGAAGCTGACTATGTTGTTCCATGCGTCCGTTGTGAACTGCACAATTTCGTTCCAGTGGGTGACAACGAAGATCACAACGGCTACTACGACGGCGATGATAGCTGCGATCGCGACAGCGATACCGCCGCCGATTGCGACAGCTGCGGCTCCGAAAACACCCACGAGCGCTGCAATAGCCTCGACAACTGGGGCAATCGCGACAACAACTTGGATGAGGACTGCGATAATTCCAGCGAAGACCGCTACGAGCGTAATAATCGTGGCGACTAATCCAGGGTTTTCTTTAGCCCAATTCGCAATAGCTTCGACAATCGGTGTGATGACTGGGACGATCGCGTTTAGCGCTGTCACGAGCAGATTACCGAGCACTGGAATCAGCGGTGTTATTGCTTGGAGAATCTGTGTGAACAGGGGCGCGAGCTGCTTAATAGCTTCGCCTACAACAGGGCCAAGCGTTGCCGCCATCTGCCCAAATGCTTCACCAAGAGCGCCTACTACCGGGGCGAGCGCGGGTAGGGCTTGCCCTAGCCCGTCTGCGCCGGTTTTTATTCCGTCGAAAAGCGCTTTTATACCGTTTGAGACGGCTGGGTCGGCTAGTAGCTTGCCGAGTCCGTCGGCGAGGGAGCTAATAGCTGAGCCTGCGCTTTCCATTGCATGGCCTAGCGAATCGCCTAGTGATGGTAGCGAGGATGCGAGGGATTCGAGGCCGGGCTTCATGTTATCCATTGCGCGCCCGGCGGATTCAAACATATTGACTAATGCTTGGTGTCCCTCGACGGTAGACATGGCGCGGTTGATGGCAGCTAGACCATCGGCGAGGCCGGAGAGAGTAGTTCCGCCTGCTTCTTGAGCTGCGGAGCCGACTGCTGCGAATATTCCGACCACCTGTTGCAGGACTCGGAACAGGTCTCGCGCTGTTGCTATTGCTGCGTTGAACGCCTGGACGGCTGCATCTGAGTTCGCCCAATCGCGGAAACCTTCGGCAAATCGGTTGAATCCCTCTGCGAGGGAGGGGAGTGCCCCGGCTCCGATTTCTGAGATTTTGATGAGACCGGCGATGAAATTGCCGAATCCCTCACCGGCGATATTTACCGCGTCTGCAACGTTTCTGAAAATGCCATCGAGAGAGCTGATGTTCCCGGAGACAGCGATGTCGGCGGCGCGCGCCCAGTCGGTGAATTGCAGGGCGATCTCTCCGAGTCCAGTGCTCAGTGACGGGAGCAGGCTCTCTACCATGTGTCGCAGGGGTGCTTCGGCTTGAGACCAGAAATTACCCGACATGGTGTTTTTTAGCTCTTGGAATTTCGGTGCTAGATCGCCTAGATATTTCCCCGTGTCTGCGAGGACGGTTATCAGTGTTCCCGCGCCTGCGGCTGCCCCTAAGAAAAGCCCCGGTAGCGCGAGCGCGGCCGGAGCGACTGCGATTAGTCCTGCACCGAGGGAGAATATGCTTCCGGTGAGGGAGATTAGGGCGGCGGATAGTCCTGCACCTGCGATAGCGAGACCGGATACTTTGGGGGTAAGGGTGTCGATATTTTTGATGAGGTTAGTTGCGCCGGTTCTGATGTTGTTGAGAGCGCGGCCGCCGGAGAGGCTTGCGAGTGTTGCTTCGGCTGCGGCGAAGGCACTCATGTTGATTTTGGGTATTATTTCTGCGATGCGTGAGCGTTGCAGGATAGCGAGTGATGCTGCTGCTTTTACGGTGTCTGCGTCGGCATTGATGGTGGCTTTTCGTGCATCCGAGAGTTTGTCGAGGTCGTGTTTTGCTTTTTCGATGTCTGCATCGGCGTTTACGGTTGCTCTAATTGCGCGGGTTAGGGCGGTGAGTGCTCGGTGAGCGCGGCCGGTGTCTGCTTCGGCGGTTACGACGATGTTTCGGTTTTGAAAGAGCTTGTTGATGCGGTCGAGAGAGCCGCTTTCGTGTACCTCTGCCTCGATTTTGCTCTTTCGGTCGCGGGCGGTTTCGGCGAGGCGTTGTGCGGCGCGGGTTACGTCGGCGTTTACAGTGACTTTTGCGCTGAGTCGTGATAGTGATGCCTGGATGCGGGCGAGTGCTTCGCGGTCGAGGATGGGTGCGATGCGGATTTTTCCGACGGTGGATTTTTCGATCCGGTCGAGTGTGGTTTTGAGGTCTTGGCGGAATCGGGAGGTGTCTGGGAATACCCTTACGCCAATTTTGTTAGCCATCTATATTTTCCTCCCGATTCCGGGTCTATATGTTGTTGAAGAATTCGCCTAGCTTCATTTCGCGGACGCTGCGGGGGCGTTGGACTTGTTTGACCGTTTTTATGTGTTGCTCCGGTAGGGTGACGTATTCGTCTTTTCGGAGTTTTTTCCCCTTTGCTTGCGCGTTGAGGTTGTTGAGAATCCCCGCGAGCAGGTATGTGTCTGTCGCCCATCCGATGTTCGTATCGGAGCCTAGTAGCTCCGCGCGCCACCGTGATTTTGGGTCGGTTTTGAGCCATTCGACGGCTGCATAGGCGCGGGAGATTTGGCGGCTGCTGTTGAGGTCTTCGACTATGATTCCTTTGAGGGATAGCTCGAAGTCCAGCATGGGGTGTTTGTCACATAGGTCGCGGAGAGCTTTTATTTTCCCAGGGCGTCGGAAAGTCCCTGTGCGAGTACGATTCCCTTTTCCTGTGCGCCGGGGCCGGAGAGGAATTCATCGAGTGCGTCGCGGTCGATAGCGAAGTGGTCGATCATGAAGTCGATCAGGTCTGCGAAGGCGATGAAGTCTAGGCTGGATGCTTTGATAGCGTCTTTTTCGCCTGCACGGGCAGCTTCTAGTGCTTCCTCATTGACTGCCTTCATGAGGATTGAGCTGAATCGTAGCTGTTCTGCGGCGCGGATGGTCTTGAGCGGTCGAATCAAGTGCGCGCCGTCGATGTCTTCAAAGCGGATGGGGGTAGCTTCTTCGATGTTCTGGTTCTCGGTTGCCATTGTTTTCTTTCTCCTATTCGGTGAGTACTTGTTATTGGGGCGCCCCGCCGGGCTCGCGGGGGGGGCTCACCCCCCCCCCCGCGGGGCAG